GGTGCAGCTATTACCGCTTGGAGATGCCAAGCAGCCGCGTTCATGAGATGTTTGGCAGCGAGGCCGAGTTCGTGAGTATCGCCGACGTGCGAACTATGAGCGACGAAGAGCTGCGGACGATTGACCTCTTCTTGTATAACCGAACTTGGATTGCAGGGCCTATTGAGGCAGTCAAGCCTGTCGCCGACATCCTACGTCAGTACGGCGCGAAAATCATTTTGGATATGGACGACTACTGGCACTTGGGGACAGGGCATAGCTTCTACAAGCACTATCACGACACGAACATGTCAGCCGTCGTTGCCGAGCATGTGCGCTTGGCTGATGCGATCATCACGACCACTACCTACCTACGCGACGAGTTGTTGAAGCTGAACAAGAACGTCACGATATGCGAGAACGTGCCGCACTTACTTTACGACCAATTCAAGCCGCAACCGACTACGAGCGAGCGACTGCGCTTCGGTTACTTCGGCGCGGCGCAACATACCGAGGATGTCGCGTTGCTGGAGCTGCCATTGTCGCGCCTCTGCGATGACCTTTCACTGGAAGGTCGCTACATGCTGTATTTAGCCGGATGGAATGAAGGCAACCCGATTTATCAGCAGTATGAGCAGGTCTTTAGCAACAAGGGCAAGAACAACAACTACGGACGAATACAAGCGGCGGACATTTACAGCTACGTTGGTGGCTACAACTTCGTGGATGTTGCCCTTGCGCCGTTGCGCGACAATAAGTTCAACAGGTTGAAGTCGGAGTTGAAGGTCACGGAGGCCGCGTGGATGAACAAGGCAATCATCGCCAGCAACGTCTGCATGTATGCCGACTGCATACAAGATGGCTGGGATGGCGTACTGGTGGACGAGAAGCAACCGAAGAAGTGGTACAAGTCAATGAAGGCGATGATTAACGAGCCGCAGATGGTTCGCGAGATGGCAGACAGGCTGACGGCTAAGATGCAGAAGCGACTGGACATTGACACGATCACGCGGCGGCGGTTCAATTTGTATAAAAACGTCGCAAGGGATATTTCAATAAAAGAACTTCATGCTATACCTCAAGGCGAGCCAAAGCAACACGATAGCGGTGACGTGGACGGAGCGGGCGAACAGTGCGACGGTCTACCGCTTGCGGCTGACGAACCTTGCAACGCTTGACGCTACGGACGTATTCATCAACGCCGTTGACAACCTAAGCAGCTACGAGAGTAGGTACGACAAATTCGCGTTTACGTTGGGCGCGTTGACGAAAGGGCAGTATCGCTATGAGGTAACGGAGAACCCAGCAACCTACGCCGCTGGCGACATTGTGCAGGGCGGCTTATACACATTCACCGACAGCGGCTATGCATACATCACCGCCGGAGCGGATCAGTCGACCAGCGCGCCGTGGGGGTGTCAAGGGACGCTAATACTTGAAGGGGCAACACCCGAAGCGATTGGCCAAGGTGTCATCAACACCGCCACGATTGTCGCGACCTGCGCAACGGCAGGGATCGCCGCAAGGCTGGCAGATCAACTGGTGCTAAACGGATTTAGCGACTGGTTCCTGCCCTCGCTCAATGAGCTGCTGGGAGTGTATGCAAACCTTGCCAGCGCTGGCCTTGGCAGCTTCGCCAATCAATCGTACTGGTCGTCAACGCAGGCAGATGCGACGCAGGCATCCACGGTTGACATGAACAACGGCAATGCCAATGATCATAACAAATCGCAGACCAATAGGCATACGCGCGCCATGCGTCGCTTTCTGTTGCCAGTCACGCCGCCAAGAGTGATTGAAACAGGCCTTGCGATGATTGAGATGATCGAAGACAGCTTCACCAGTACAACAAACACGATCGACTACGTTTCTTATGACTAAACTCAATTTTAGCTTCATCCCGCAGGCGGACTATCGCTACCCTTTGATGCTGCAATCGAAGGCTAACGACTTGTACACGTTTGGCGAGATGAATGACTACCCATACTATCTGCTCGACATCTACAAGAAAAGCGCGAAGCACAACGCGATTATCAACGGCAAGTGCAACTATATCGCCGGCAAAGGCTGGGCAGTGGATGCGGATAAGACCACCGTCGCACAACAGGCAAAGGCGGAGGCGTTCATGGCTGACGTGAACGAAGATGACGACCTGAACGACCTGACGCAGAAGTTTGTCTTGGATCTTGAGCTATTCAACGGCTTCGCGCTTGCGGTCACATGGAACAGGGGCGGCGGCATCGCCTTCCTTGAACACGTGCCGTTTGAAAAGGTACGCGTGTCGCTGGATGATACAATGTTCTTGATTGCTGATTGGTACGATGAGCGGATGATCCGCCAATACCCGAAGGGCGCGGAAGTTGAGCGGATGCCGAAGTTTGATCCGAATAACCGCGTCGGCAAGCAGCTATTCTACTACCGGCACTACGCAGCAGGTGTCAAGCACTACCCATTGCCCAACTACCAAGGGGCGTTGGCGTACATTGAGTGTGACGTTGAAATTGCCAAGTTCCACATCAGCAACATCCGCAATCAGTTTTGGGGCGGGCAGATGATCAACTTCGCCGATGGCATCCCTACCGACGAAGAAAAGCAGGAGATTGAAAGGCAGATGCGCAACAAGTTCAGCGGCGCAAACAACGCAGGGCGCTTCGTGCTTACCTTCAGCACCGGAAAGGAAAACGCGCCGAGCATTCAGTCGCTAACGCCAAGCGACCTTGATAAACAGTTTGACTTGCTGAACAAACAAATCCAAGAAGAAATCTTCGTCGCGCACAACGTCACCTCGCCGATGTTGTTCGGCATTAGAACCGAAGGGCAGCTTGGAGGCCGCAAAGAGTTGGCAGAGGCGTTTGAGTTGTTCAAGAACACCTACATCATGAACCGCGTTTTGATCGTGGAGCGCATGATCAACTACCTAACGTCATTCAACGGCTACGAGTGCCTCTACCTGCAGCCTTTCGATCCAATCACCGAGCAGCTTTCGGAGCAGGCGCTGATGCAGATTTTGACGCAGGATGAACTACGCGAAAAGGCAGGCTACGAGCCGCTTGCAGAGGCGACACCCGACGCAGGGGAAGTGGCCGTAGAAGCGAGCGCAGGCGTGAATGAAGCTATAAAAACGCTTTCAGGCAGGCAGTACCAAAACCTGATGCGTATTGTGCGCCACTACTCGCAGGGAAAGGTCACGCTCGAACAGGCACGCACGATGCTGACCGCTGGCTTCGGTCTCAACGCCGAACAGGTTGACCAGCTACTGGGCGTCAAAGAGCAGGCGTTCACGGATGAAGCTGATGAGCTGGAGTTCCTCGCGCAAGTTGGCCAGCAGTTTGGTGAGGCGCGCGACAGCTTCGAGGTTCTGCAAGAGCGCGAGCTGGACTTCAACGAATACGGCGAGGCGGAGTTCTTTATGCAGTTTGCCGTTTCCGATGAAGATAAGGCGCTGGATGACAAAATTGTAAAATATAGGCGCAAGCGCGAGGATGCCACGGTAGAAGAAATGGCCAAGGAGTTCGGGGTGAGCAAGGCGCGCATCCGCAAGCGCATCCAATACCTGTTGCAGGTCAACAAGTACCCATTGAAGCGCGGCATCGGTGAGGCGACCAAAGAGGAGAAAGTGCCTGAACCAATAGTCGAGGTGCGCTATCGTTATGATTGGCGGCCTGAATATCGTGGGTTGAGCAAGGCAGAAGGCTACGACAAAAGCCGCAAGTTCTGCCAAGTAATGATGGACTTGAGCAGCGCACGGCTATACACACGTGATGACATCAACCAGCTAACGGCATTGATGGGATATAGCGTCTGGGAGCGGAGAGGCGGATGGCTGACGCTGGAAGATGGCAGGCACCGGCCAAGTTGCCGCCATATGTGGGTGCAGCAGTTGGTAATCAAAAAAGGTACACAAGTTGAAAGAATCGTCGAATGAGCAAGGCACTATTTATAAGCGAAAATACGCTGATCGAAAATTCGGTTATCGGCGAGAACGTAAGCTACACACAGTTGCGTCCTACCATTGTGAAAGTGCAGGAGATGCACATTCAGCCAGCGGTGGGATCGGCGCTTTACGCTGAACTCGTGACGCAGGTCATCGCTGGCACTTTATCGGCCAACAACACGACGCTGATGCAGACCTACATTCAACCTGCAATCATCCAGTGGATGTACTTTGAACTGCCGATGGTTTTGGCGTTTAAGTTCATGAACAAGGGGATGGATCGCAGGAGCAGCACGGAGTCGACGGCAATGAGTGAGCGTGAGATGACGCGACTGATGGACAAAAGTCGCGACGATGCGGAGTGGTACACCGAGAGGATCACGCGCTACCTTCAGGAGAACCACACGCTATTTCCACTGTTCGACAATCCGCCAGTTGCTATTGACACGATCTACCCGGCCAACAGTGCATATCAGACAGGGATGGTGCTTGGTCGCAGGGGGAGGTATCGCGATCCGCTTGACTATCCGGAAAACCGACGCAACTACTTTTAATGGCGCACAGCAAGAACGTAAACAAACTAAAGCAATTTTATGAGCAGTTGGGTGACAATCAAAAACGACCTGATAGCCTTCGCGCAGTCGCACCTGCAGATCAACGCGGTGGGGTTCGGCGATCCGCTGGCGATCGGAACGGACAACACGATAAACCTACGGACAGCAGACAGGGATAGGGTTATCTACCCGCTGTTGTTCGTCGATGCGCAGAGCGCGTCAATGCCTATCGGTGCTACCAACCTAAGCGTCAGCGTCCTTGTGATGGATCGCGTTGCAGACCTTCGCGGCTTGGATGCGACGATAAGCGGCGACGTGCGGTACAGGTGGACAGACAATGAAGACGAGGTGCTGAGCGACACGCTAAGAATTATGCAGGATTTTGTGGCGGAGTTCACCGATGATCCCGACCGCGACTACACCATCACAGGTGGCGTGAGTGCTACGCGCTTTGTGGAGGCGCGTGATGACAAGGTCGCAGGGTGGCAGGCAACGGTGGTCTTTGAGTTGCCATTCAGCCGCAACGTCTGCCAGATACCGACGAGTTAAAATACGATTGCAGAATTGCATAGAATTGGGTGAAATGATATTTACAACTAAAACAAGACAATGAACATAGGACAACAACTTGACGCGCTACTTGGTCGCGGTGTCGTAATGGAGTGCGTGACAGGCGCGGTAACAGGCAAGACGTATGACGCGCTGATCGTGAACGCGTCGTGCAGCTTCACGACTTTGACTGGTGAAGGTGGCACAAACCTATTGACGACGCTGGGACTTTCAGGTGTTACGGTGATGACAGGCATGATAATTTGCGGAAATGGAGGGCAGCGAATTACAGCGGTGACACCATCGGGAGGCAACGTCTTTGCCTATACATTCCAATCGGTTAGCATCGTAAGCGCAGTCTGATGGCGTTAGGGTTGGGATATGGCTTACCCTTTGCGGTGCAGCGGCCTGTTGAAGGTTTTGCGAACAGCATCGCGAGCAGCACAGCAAGGGCGATTGTGTCGGGGGCAACGCAGGAGCAGGCAGGTGGCTGCTTGACAGGGCGTGCGCTTACCGTTATGCAGACCGTTCAGCCGCAACCTTCGCTGCTTATTGTGCCGCAGTTGTACAAGGCAGGTGCGCTTTATCCGCAGCTGCCGACATCCGCGTCAGGCGACTTCACCGTTACGAGGGCGACGACGGCAACGCGTGTCAACAGCAGCGGTTTGATTGAATCGGTCGCATCGGGAGTGCCTCGTATTGACTGGCTGGGTCAGTCTTGCCCTGCGCTGTTGGTGGAGCCGAGTGGGTCAAACGGCATCCGCAATAATTCAATGGTTGGGGCAAATGTCAGTACAAACGCGCTGCCGACAAATTGGCTCACAACATTAAATGGATTATCACGTCAAATTATTGCTATCGGAACGGAAAGTGGAATCGATTATATTGATATTAAACTTTCTGGCACGGCAAACAACACGGTGGCAACTATAGCACCAGAATCATCTACTCAAATTGTTGCGGCATCAGGTCAGACTTGGACAAATAGTGTATATATCAAAATAATAAGTCAACCATCGCCTCCATCCTCTTATTCTTTAGCGTTTAGGGAAGGTACATCAGGAGGTAGTTTTGTAAATTCTGGCTCAAGTGCTATAACACCAACGACGACATTACAGCGTTTGTCTGCGACCAGAACGCTTACTGGTGCAACAACGGAGAGAGTACAACCTCAGATAAATTTTGCATTAGTCAGCGGCTCAACCTATGACTTTACGGTTCGCATCGGTTGGCCACAAATGGAGCAGAGTTCGGTCGCTACTTCACCCATCCCCACAACGACAGGAGCAGGAAGCCGTGCCGCTGATACCATCATCGCATCGGGTGCGCTCGTGAGTGGGTTGATAGGCCAAACGGAGGGGACGATTTACATTGAGTTTAATATGCAGACACTCGGAGTTGAGGGCTATGCAATACGTTTAGTTGCCGCAAGTTTTGATAACAGCGTACATATACGGAGAAGTACTGCCAATTTAGTGACCTTGGAGTTGCGCTCGGCAGCTTCTGGCGTTTTCTCGCAGACTTTTTCCGCAACTGGTTTTGTTAAAGCAGCTATCGCCTACAAATCCGGTGATATAGCGGCATTTGTCAACGGAACGCAAGCTGGCTCAACAAGCACGTCTGCTTTCACTTTTGGTGCATCATTTACATCGGTAAACCTTGGAACATTTGGAACGGCAGCATTTCTCAACGACCGTATCCGCGCCGCCGCACTATACACCACGCGGCTATCTAACGCACAACTTGCCGAATTAACCCGACTATAAATGGCTACCTTCCGCAAATACGCCTTCCCCAACGAAGCGACATTCACAGCGCTACCAGTGCCGCAAGGCTTCGCAGTGCCGCTGGGTGAAATAGATGGCACTTACTGCGTCGACATTCTTTGGGATGCAGAGCCGCAAGCCGACTACCTGCCCTTCGAGTGCTGGCCTCCGCCTGTCGGGGTGCATACCTTCCTTGGCTGGGATGACCAGTACGGCAAAGACTACACCGAGCGCGACGACGTATCTAACACACTAAACGAAGATTAACAATGATCGACTTCCTCAAATCAATCGGCATCAACCTCGGCCTGACCATCGCTGGCTTCTTCGGCGCACTACTGCTCGCGCCAAAGATGAAGAACTGGAAAATGCAGCTGATCGCCGTCCTTTCAGGCACGTTATCCGCAACCTACATCGCGCCTGTGATCATCGGCATCCTGAACATTAAAGCGCCGAACATCGAGTACGGCCTCGCCTTCATCGTCGGCTTTTCAGGCGTCAAGATCACGGAGGTGCTGGAAGTGCGAATCTTGAAGCTACTCAAGACACCAACCAAACCATAGCCATGAAAATAACCCGACACGCAGCGAATGTTCACACCTTCGACTGCGAAGGGAGGGAGGCGGAGTTTCTGCTCATCAGCGACCTGCATTGGGACAATCCACACTGCGATCGTGATCTACTAAAAAGCCACCTCGACGAAGCTGTGCGCCGCAACGCCAAAGTCATCATGAACGGCGACACCTTCTGCCTTATGCAAGGCAGAGGCGATCCACGCAGAGGCAAGGATGAGATACGACCTGAACACAACAAGGGCAACTACCTGCAAGCCGTCGTGAACGACGCTGTCAAATGGTTCAAGCCATACGCTAAGCATATCGCGTTGATCGGCTACGGCAACCACGAGACAAGCGTGATCCGCCATGTCGAGTTCGACGCATTGCAGATGTTCGTCACGCTGCTAAACCACGATTGCAAGACTGACGTTCAGCTTGGCGGCTACGGCGGCGCAATCCTGTTCGGCTTCACGCATAGTCCTAAAGCGAACCACCGGACACGCTTTGCAATGCACTACTACCACGGGTCAGGCGGAGGTGGCCCAGTGA